TGATGAACGGCAAGTCGAGATTCACCTCCCAGGTGGCCGGAGCGGGGAAACCGGTCGCGCTCATCAGGGGCACGAGGTCGACGTAAGTGTTCCCTTCAAGAAGTTCGATGGCCGTGCGGTCTGCTGGCGCAGTCTCGCGGCCTTGAGACACGCCGACAGCAATGTCGAAAATGTGACCAGCGGCGCCACGCATGGGAATAAACTTAAGTTCAAGTTTAATGAACTTAGCGTCGGAAAAACGTTGTGTGATGCCCGAGACAATGCCGGTGGTGGCGGGGACGACACTACCATGGATGCTGAGAGCACCGGCGGTTGCGAAGGCTCCTCCCTGAGTGCCGTCGAGAGTATTATAATACGTAATGACGGTCCACTCACGAGAAAATTGTCCCGCATCATGCCCTTGTCCGATCGCACTGACACCGCGCGGAATGGATGTGAATGCTCCGGTGTTCTGGACGAGCTGGGTAACCGCGGCGGTCGTGGCTCCGACGGCACCTGTGGAGGGAGGCACTTGGTTGGTGTTGTTCTGCATTTTGAGTAGAGAGATTGAAGGAAGGCCATATTTAACAGTGCAAACGGGAGACCGAAAATGAACCCTAACAGAGGAAAAAGAGGAAAAGAGAATGAGACGAATGACCGGACGAAGAGAGATCAAGAGCAAACAAGGAGATAGAAGCATGAGCGGTAATTGTCAGAGGATGGTTTTGATAATGGGGGGGGTGTCGAGACCGAGGCGAAGGCACAGCGCCCGCAACAGGTGATATTGGCGGCGCAACAGGCGTTTCTCAGGCCGCGTCAACAGCCACAAGCGGTTTAGGAGGACGTCGCAGGAGACGCGGAGGGCTTGAATTGAGAGGAGGCCGTGTTGCTGTTGTGAGAAAAGGATGGTGGCGAGGGTGGGGCAAAGACGATGGCCCAATTCTATGAGAAAACTGAGGCAATGTATGTCGGTCTCGGAGAGATGATCCGACATGAGATCTCCGAGGCGATATGCCGTGTGCAATTCGGACAGGTAACTAGGCAAGACAGCCATCAAGTCCCCTTTGCTGATGTGGAAAACCGTCTTGAGGTACATCAGCGTGGGATTACGGATCAGGCCATCCGAGGTTACAAGGTAGCCGCAAAAGTCAATGGCAGGGGCCACAAAGGTTTTGGATATGACGGCAATCTGTCGGCTTTGCAAAGCCCATTGGGGGCGCTCCACGCAAGCCTGGTTTATGGCCGAGTCGTCGCCACCGAAAAGGGCCAAGCAGTGCAGCTTTCCGTATTTGAGGGAGCTGACCGCTATGGAGAAAAGAGTGTTGAAGTCGAATGTGCCTGGCTCACCGGTGTCACGACTCACGTCCTTGGGGCCGATCAAATTGCTGCGGATCGACACTTTCCATTGCTCATAACGGTCGACAAGGTGATCAGGCAGGCCAGCGAGGCGCATCACGTGGCACTCTAGCAGCACGGAATCATAACCTTGGGAGGCATCAAATGCGG